AGAGTGAACACCTGTGATAATTGCACTCCCAGTCCAATAATAGGTAGCATCTTCGTAGAGTCTTAATGTTACAGGAGATGCAGCATCTGCTGTTAGAATTTGCTCTGCCCCTTCCTTGTATCCTTCAAAAGTTCCCGACCAGCCTGACCCGCCCACGATATAGGATTTTACCCCTGCGTCAGCAAAGTCGGTAGTCTCTAGTGCATCGCTGACATAATCCACCGACCATGACTTGATTCCTGATACCGCTGCCCCTGTGTAAACATATCCTGATTTTCCTGCTAAATGTGCCATTTGTTTACCTCCCTATTGTGTTCTAATATACTTGTAAGCCCGTGTGGTAATAATCTGGGCGTTTTTATGGTTCTGTTTGCTTTTGGTTGATAGTTTGACATTTGGGTTATTCAAAGCTAAAATATGACTACTAATTTTATGAGGTTATCTAATGGATATTGCTGGATTAGTTATCTCATTTGTTGGGGTTTTGTTAATGATTCCTGAATCGTTGAGACTTACGAGTAAAAACCCCGATGATGGTATAAGGTGGAAAAGTAACATACCAGGTTCTAAATTCGCTCCCAAACTGTTTATATTTGGAATAATTCTTATTGCCATTGGTTTTATGTTCCAACTTATAGCCAGTGTATAGTAGCAATTACTAGTGCTATTAAAACGCATAAAGCAAAAAACCCTAACCCAATCATCTGAAAACGAAATAATCTTTTGTTTTCTTTTGTTTCTAGTGCCATATTTGCCTCCTGTCTATATTTGATACCCAATAACACTCACTAAAATAAAAACAACCAAATGCAAATGATACCGTTTTTATCTACTAAGCCATATTCTGTATCTAAGCGGTATCATATATATGTCTGTTTCTGAGTCCCAGATTGTTGAGCCTATGAATTCTCTTACGCACTTCATGGGAGTGTATCCGTCTACTGAAAGGGTAACATCATCCATCGCTGTCATAACCTCATCTGCTATTTTAGCAACGTCAGCCGCTGACTTATCAGAGAAGCAATTAACCCAGTAAGTTAAACTCTCCATCGCTGTCTGGCTTCCGAAGTCACCCATTGGAACGTCTGTCTCTGGGCCGAAGGTTACATAAGGAACTGTTGACCCTTGAGGGGCTTTTATCTGATAGGTCTTAGAGTTAAAACAGGTAAACACCGCCGTTCCATCAGTGGTAGTATTGCCGTTTGTAGTTGTCCATGTAGGCTCTACTGTAGCGTGGGAAGTCCCTGCTGTCGTGCATTTATACGAATGGCTTGCGTAGGTTGTGGGTTTAATCATATCCCCTACAGCGTAAACAGTAGCCCTTGCTGATGTTGTAGGCCAGAGTTTCAAAGCGTTATAAAATCCAACATTGGTGGCACTAAGCACTAATCTAACTCCAACAGTGTTAATTCCAAGTGGTGCGAGGCGTTGCTGGGATTCACGATTCCTTTAATCTCAAAGTATCTTGAACTATCGCTATTCCTTATCCTGTAGGTTTCGTTAACCGTTTGGTTGTTGCAGAATAACTTGTGAGAGGCATACACTGTGAGTTTATCTGCACTCATCCTCTCGTCTGCCGGCAAACTTGAAAGCCTACCCCTGAAGGCTGTGCCGTCAGAAAAAACTTGGGTCGTGCCTCCTTGTCCGTCATCAGTCTCAGTTAAAGTCTGAGGAATAAACGTCTCGTTGAATAGCCCTGCGCTTATCATTAAAATCTCAGTCTCCGGTAACTTCTGATTGAGTCATCTAGCATGGATTTAATCATTCCCTTTTCTGCCATTTCGCCCCCCCTGCCGGCTGCACCCCGTACTGTATAGGAGTAATCCCCTATCTTTTCACTTTGAAGTCCCTGCCTCGCTCTATTCTGGTAAATAGCCACGCTTAAATCTATACAAGCCTGTCTTATATCTGAGGGGTATTGATAGATGTAAATAGTAGCCCCTGAACTATGGGTAGCTGCCGTTGTTCCGTTGACTGTAGGCTCTACTGTTAAGGTCAAAGTCGCTATTGAATAAATATAATACTGCTCAGAACCTATCAAGATAACTTGCCCTGCACTTAGATTAGTCACGGCAGTTACATCAATCGCTGCTTCCCCTGAGGTTAAGTCCTCAGTTATCGTGGTATCTGCTACATAAGGGGTTGCCGAGATACCATCTCCATATCCCCACAATCCCGCAATCTGAACACCCTTCTTGACTCCTGAAGCGAAGGAATTATAATCACCATTGGGGTTAGTCTCTAACCTTATTCTAGGATAGGTGTTAAGGGTGTCCTCTATTCCTACCCCATATTCTATATAGTCGGTTGTAGCCCAGGTGTTCTCATAGGTAGCGTCATCGTTGTCATCGGTCTTTAGTCCTGAAGCATCAATAGAAAGCAAATCAGGTATCCATAACTCTCTAGCACCGTTAAAGACTTTAGTTCCGGTATAGGCAATGAATGTCCTGTTAGTGTACTGGTCAATAGACCTGGATGCACTCTCCACTATCTTGCGGATAACAGTATCATCAGTGGTCGCAGTGATACCGAGAACACCTTTTATATCAGCTATACTACAATACGCTCCGTACATTTTAACTCCTACTTAAAGATACCCCTTCTCTTTTCCCAGAGACCTGAACCGTGACTTGTTGATAAATCAGGTGGTAAAGTATCAATCTGCGATTCAATATAATCTAGGTCTGATGCGATTGTGGAAGTAGGCTCCCCTATTCTCGCCAAGATGGTATCTATTTCAGCACTCTGCACCATAGTGGCTGAAGATGATTTAGTCATAGTAACTGTGACATTCGTAGCATACTGGATTGCGTTCATGGGGTATCCATCTGCATCAATTGCTACCAAATTCCCGCCATAAATATCACAATCCGTTGGAGAAGTTCTATCGGCAAACTTTACCTTAGTATTTATTAGGGTAGCCGTAATCCCCACAAGAGTTTCAGTATCCAATACTTCCTTACCTGTTGCCTTGAGGATATACGGATAAGCTAGATTAGCCTGCTCATCTTCCCAATCCCTTATCTGGTTGACCAGAGACTGAATGGTAATCTCTGTTCCATCAGCCTCTGGTATCGTGATTATTCTAGGACTGAGCAGCGGGTTGACTTGTATGCTCATTGTATTCCTCCCACTGCTTTATGTAACCCTGAAGTTCGGCTACCTGGTTTTCCTCTTTTGTTATAGCATTTTGGAAAGCTAGGATATTTACCCTGCATTGAGTAACAGCCTCCCTTAAAGGAATTAACTCGTATTGTGGTTTATTCATGTTCCCCCTTATAAAGCAATACCATCCAATGTTCTGGTAGCGTTAACAGTTACACCAGTGCCTGCAATTTCAGTGTCCTGCGACCAGGGTATGATGCTTGTGCCTGGGGTAGCGTACATTCTGACCACAGTTCTAATATACACATGGTCACTGCCACCAGTCTTTTTAACTAGCACATTACTAAGCGTTGCGGCGGCGGCTGTCTTATCCAGGATAGGCACATAGACTTTCCATGTAGTCTCGCACTGTGTCCCCAGAGTTCCGCTCAGAGTGAATATCGAGCCAGTCCATGAGGTGTATTCTTTCAAGACCTCAGAACCATCAACAGCGCTCACCACCCGCAGATACCCTGCAGCAGGGGGATTTTGCCCTGACCAACCGTCAGTAATCGCTTCAACAACTGTCACTGTAGTTGCACTAGCTAGATGCTGCCCACTCAAGGTATAGGTATCTTTTGCTATATTCCCACCGCTTGCATCCAGCATGAACATCGCCACCTTGTCTCCTACTTCCAGAGCCACAACGGAGCATGAAACAGCGTTAGGTGGATTGACGGTTGTATTATCCGATGAGATGAGCTGGAAAGCCTGGGCATCGTCAGCATGATAACCCTGAATCCAGACGCCCCTAGCACCGAAGAACTTACCGCCAGCGAATGTCCCCAAAGGTGAGGACTTTACTGGTGCGTAGGCAGCATTGGCATAAAGGTATTCTTGCCCATCATCTGCGAATAGTTGAGTGGTACTTCCTTCACGGGTAACATATTTGCAGGCTTCATACATCTCCGAGACACGGCCACCATCACAGACAACCTCAACATCATAGTCTTTAGTTACACTGCCTAGAGTGTGACTGTAAGGCCCACCACCCGTTGTAAATGTCATAGTATAGGTAGTTCCATTTAGGTAATTGGCAACCACCGATTGAGCCGAGAGGTTGTTAAGGTCAAGGGCGGTAGCTAGAGGCACAGCCTGCCTCCCTGCGGTCAGAGTGATTGGGAAGTGGTCGTACAGGGCTGCGTTGCCAGCCGAAGGATAGTAACGGCAGAACACGATGATAT